AACTGTCTGCCATCTGGCTTGGTGACAGTAAAATAGACCTTGCCAACTAGTGATTCAAACTTGGCAGTTATAGTGTAGCCAGCAATAACAGTAGATGCCATAGGTTATAGCCCCAAGTCTTGTTCTAACGTGGTCTGCTTGGGAATATAAATTGTTATGCCTGACACAAAATCAAATATGGGATCTCGTATGACATCAGGATTACGGGCCGCAAACACCCACCATAGGCTGCTGTCGCCGTATAGGTCATAGGCCAACAGGTCTGGACGATTTTGATACACTTTGTCTATGGTGTAGTAAACATCATCTACCTGTTTGTTAATGGTACGAAAATCTAGGACATCTAAAAAATTACCGTACAGACCAGTGCCATAGTATGCACTTTTCTTTGAATAGGTCACAGCCATTACAGGAACCCTCCTTGGCCTTCGGCCCCACTGATCAACAGGTCACCATTGGCAAACTTGTCAAGATTAAACGACTGATGTATCATACGACGACTGTAAACTGGTTGCAGAGTAATGGCCAAGGTGCTGGTAGTGGGCACACGAGTTTTGCCCACACTGCTCTTGACCATTTCTTGTTGACGCAGATAGCTTTGAGAAATTTCAACATAGTCCACATCTGCTGGCATGGTGTGTTGAAAACTGGTCAACACACAGGGCACATTGGGAAAATAGTATTTGCCGTAGCCGTTCAAAAACACCATGGGCGGTGGACTGCCCGAAGGAGTGTGTGTGTCTTGATTGCCAAAGAACATCTTGGTACAACTTCTAAAAAAGCTGATGACTGCTAATAGGTACTGACCTTCCGTGGGCGTTTGTACCGTGAACTCACCTGAGATGTTGATTGAGGACACATCCGAACCTTCGTAAAAATAACTGGCATAGTTACTGTGTGTCAGCTTCTGTTCAGCATATCGTGCCGCGTGTGTTACACTGATCTGCGGAGTATAAGGAAATATTGCTCCACCGGTGTCTTTTAATCGAGACATTATACCGGCGTTACTGCTTTTGTAAAATATAGTGCTGTTGGGTGCAAGGCTTACCTTGACACGCCAATCTTCACTGGGACCATCGCTTTGTACGCCACCCTGAGAATCCACCGATACCGGCACATCCTTTTCAGCATAGTCTTCTTTCCGGCAACTGAGTCCACCAGGATTCAGGCCAGCATTGCCCAAGCGCAACTGCTTGGGATCAAAGCTGTAAAGACTGGGTTGTTCCGGAGGGTTTGGAACTGCCTTGAGCATTCGTGCCCGAATAAAGGGATCATTGGCATCCGCACCTCCCAGCCATTTTTGCTGTTCTGGCGAAAGTGGTGCTGGTGGGCCCATTGTGTCGGTGTTGACTGCCATAAATATTTTTCCTATCTTTTAATATTTATCGATACCAAAATAGCATCATATAATCGGTTGACAACTCCGTTGTATTTCTGCTACTATACTGCAACTATAAAGGATTCATCAGTGAAAGCTAACTATCTTAACAACAAAGATATTCTCAAAGAAATACATAAAAGCAAGACCACCTACTGCACATACACCAAACCAGAATTTGCAGATTATGATATTATTCTTACTGATGTCAAACAGATCAACAAAAAGAATATCTTGCAGGCACGCCGTAATCGTGCAGAACGACTGGCCAAACTGGCGCATGAAGCTGCCACAGCCGACGGTACCAAACGCAAACTAGACGAGTTTGAAATCAAGTATACTAAAATACCCGAAACTGAAGTGGTGTTTCGTGTGATGACTTGGGATCACATTCCCGTGGATGATGTCAAAACACGCAGAGCTGCCGAAAAACTAGCCGAAGAAGAAGGCCCTCCTACCACAGAATATGATGATGACGGAATTGAAATTCCGGCACCAGCCAAGTATGTCAAATGCAATTTTCCTCCGTTCAATCACTATATGGTACAAGAAGATGGTACCACAGTTTGTGTAGGCAAAAGCCACTGGCGTGGTGACCTGGACTCAGGAGAGTTCTCCAAAGATCACGGAGCAATGACCAAGAAACTGGCTCATATGTTCATGAAACTGTGTGAGCGTTATGCCACCCGATCAAACTGGAGAGGATACACCTACAATGACGAAATGCGAAGCCAAGCACTCTTGCAACTCAGCCAAATCGGACTGCAATTTGACGAGTCCAAATCGCAGAACCCTTTTGCGTATTATACTGCCGCTATCACTAATAGCTTTACTCGTGTCCTAAATATTGAAAAGCGTAATCAAAACCTGCGTGATGATATTTTAGAAATGAATGGCCTCAACCCCAGTTACACTCGTCAAGGCATGAGCAGTGGGTCGTGGGCCGGCGGCAGCGATGGCAGCTTTGGTGATGACTAAGCCGCGCATACTGTTTGCAGGCTGTTCACACGTCGGCGATTCTGGATTTACAGAGGAAAATCAAAAATTATATCATTGGCCACAACTGTTGGTCAATGAATATGATTGCAATTTTAAAAATATTGCCATTGGCGGTATGAGCAACGATGAAATATTTGTTAGAACTATTGAAGCAGTTTTAGAAGACAAATACGATCTTGTGATTGTCATGTGGAGCGACATGTTACGAAACTGGATTTACTTTTCTGACCACAATATAGACGATTTTACCGTCATCAACAAAAATGGAGCTTTTGGGTTCAATTGTCCAAATAGAGATGCTGAGCTTTACTCAAAATTGCAATTTACATTGTTTCAAAATTGCTACATAAATTTGAAAAAATGGTTACTGTTGACCATGACACTTGATGCATTTTTCACTGCACGGAATCAAAAATTTATTTTTATTAAAGGATTTGATAATTATGTATCTGATTTTGTAAGAATCAACTACCAAGAAAGTGTAGGATTTACTGATGCCTCGGATAATCTCAAACAAATACTAGATTTTGATCAACGCCCAGATTATTATATAAATTCTAAAATTTCAAAGATCAAACAAATAATAAACAATATCAACCAATCAAATTGGATCAACTTTGAATATTTTTCGTTTGTGTCATCCATGAGCGATATTGCAGATGACGGGTGTCATGCCGGAATTGAAACAAATCAACGTATGTTTGATATGATCGTCAAACACATTGATTCTAAAAAATATTTGACTTTGTTGTACAATCAGTGTAAACTGTACGGATGACTAATCTATTCCGCAAGGTTGCTATATGCACCGATATTCACTTTGGGTTGAAATCAAACAGTGTTCAACACAACGAAGACTGTTTAAAATTCATCAAGTGGTTTAGCAACAAGGCTCAAGAAGAAGGTTGCGAAACAGCCATGTTCCTTGGTGATTGGCACAACAATCGTGCCAGCATCAACATTTTAACCCTAGGATACAGTCTTAGGGCCTTGGAGCACCTTAATGCTAACTTTAAAAATGTTTATTTTATTCCTGGTAATCACGACTTGTACTATCGAGATCGTCGAGATGTCCAGAGTGTGGAATGGGCCCGCCATCTTCCGAATGTTACTATATGTAATGATTGGTTCAGTGATGGCAATGTTGTTATAGCACCTTGGCTGTGCGGAGATGATTATAAACGGATCCCTAACCTAAAAGGCCAATACATGTTTGGGCATTTTGAATTGCCCAACTTTTATATGAATGCCATGGTACAGATGCCAGATCACGGTGAGGTCAAAAACGATCACTTTCAGAATTTTGATCATGTATTCACCGGACACTTTCATAAACGACAAACAGCAAAAAATATTACCTACATTGGCAACTGTTTCCCGCACAACTATGCCGATGCCGGCGACGATGAACGTGGCATGATGATCATGGAGTGGGGACAGCAGCCTGAATATCATGCCTGGCCCGAACAACCCAGATATCGTGTGTATCAACTCAGCGACCTGCTGAACAATACTGATGCCATGCTGTCTGCTGGTATGCACGTTCGTGTGAATTTAGATGTTGACATCAGTTACGAAGAAGCCACTTTTATCAAAGAAACATTTGCAGGCACATACAATCTGCGTGAGATCACCTTGATCCCGCAAAAATCCGTGGGCGAAGATATCACATTTGATACGCAGGGCAATATCATGTTTGAAAGTGTAGATACCATTGTCACCAATCAGTTGACCAATATTGACAGCAAACAGTATGATCCACACCTGTTGTTGGACATCTACCGAAACTTATAATGTTGAATCAGTATGTTTAAAATAAAAACCCTGGCAGTCAAAAACTTTATGAGTGTGGGCAATTCCACGCAGGCCGTCAAATTTGATCGACGCGATCTTACCCTGGTATTGGGTCAAAACCTAGACCTAGGCGGCGACGATACCGGTGCACGTAATGGTACTGGCAAAACCACCATTATCAATGCACTCAGCTATGCCTTGTACGGCAGTGCATTGACCAATATCAAAAAAGACAATCTGATCAACAAGACCAACGGCAAAGGCATGTTGGTCACTATTGAGTTTGAAAACAACGGTACAGAGTACAAGATCGAACGTGGACGCAAACCCAATACCATGGCGTTTTACATCAGCGGACAAGAACAAGAAATAGCCGATGAAAGCCAAGGCGATTCAAGAGAAACGCAGGCCGCCATAGAACGTATGCTGGGCATGAGTCACGAAATGTTCAAACACATTGTGGCTCTCAACACTTATACCGAACCATTCCTTAGCCTAAAGGCCAATGATCAACGTGCCATCATCGAGCAGTTGTTGGGCATCACCATGCTCAGTGAAAAAGCCGATGCACTCAAAGAGCAGGCCAAGGCCACCAAGGAAGCCATAACAGAAGAAGAATATCGTATCAAAGCGGTAGGAGATGCCAATGCTCGTATACAAGAACAAATTGCAAATTTGATACGTAGACAAGGGCTCTGGCAGACCAAACACGCAGAAGATGTTGCAGGTCTACAGTCGGCCTATGACGAACTGGCCAAGTTGGACATTGAAGCAGAATTGGTTGCACATCAAAATCTAACCAAACACAGTCAACTGTTAAAAGATCGCGCAGACGTTGAAAAAGCACTGGCCAGAGCCAGAACAGATCTTGCACGTGAATCAAGGTCAGCAGAGCGTTTAAACAAAGACATTGCGGCCTTGGAGGATCACAAGTGCCATGCCTGTGGTCAAGATCTACACGACACTGCACACGAAACACAGTTGACAGCCAAACAAGCAGAACTAAATACAGTTAACAGCAGTCTTGCCGAATTCAACGAACAAATAACAGCGTTTGAACAGGCACTCACAGAACTCGGCGCACCAGGACCTGCACCTCGCACATTCTACGATCGCGAAAGCGATGCATTTGAACATCGTAGCAGTCTGGCCAGTGTGCTAACACAGTTATCGGCCAAACAGGCAGAAACAGATCCGTACACCGAGCAAATTGCAGATATGCGTGATCAGGCCCTGGAAGAAATCAACTATGATCTAATGAATGAACTGGTGCGTGTCAAAGAGCATCAAGATTTCTTGCTCAAACTGTTGACCAGCAAAGATTCATTTATACGTAAACGCATCATTGATCAGAACTTGAGTTACTTGAACACTAGATTGGGACAATATTTGGATCGTATTGGTTTGCCGCACACTGTCAAATTCTTAAACGACTTGAGTGTCAGTATTGAAGAACTGGGACGTGAACTGGATTTTGACAACTTGAGCCGAGGCGAGCGTAATAGACTTATACTGTCATTGAGTTGGGCTTTCCGTGATGTATGGGAAAGTCTATATCAGCCCATCAACTTGATGTTCATCGATGAAGTTATTGACACAGGCATGGATTCATCGGGTGTTGAAAACGCTCTAGCCATTCTGAAGAAGATGGCACGTGAAGGCAATCGTAGTGTTTGGTTGGTCAGTCACAAAGATGAACTGGCCGGACGTGTGAACAATGTGCTGAGCGTGGTCAAAGAGAATGGCTTTACTAGTTACAACACAGACGTGGAATCATCTTGAAAATTTTAATCACAGGCACTCGCGGACTGGCACTTGCCCTGGGCAATGCCTATGCAGATCACTCAGTGACACTGGTTTCAAAATCAAACGGGTTCGATATCAACAATATCAAACAATGGGGCATTGAATTTTTAGACTATGATTGTGTGTTTAATTGTGCATATGATGGATTTGCACAGGTTGGTGTGTTGGAGTTTTTTTATCAGCACTGGAAACACAATCACAATAAAAAGATTGTGACCATTGGTAGTAGAGTTGTGACTCACAAACGTTCACAATCAGAGGACGGCTATTGGGCCTATCGAGCACACAAACAAGCACTACAACAGGCACATGATGCAATGTTGTTGGATGCCTGTTGTGACATGACTATTGTTCACCCTGGCCCCGTTGACACTGACATGATACAGCATCTTGACATTGTCAAAATGAATCCCAATGATCTAGCAATCACTATAAAAAACATTGTTGAGTTGGGCACAATCAAAAGAGTTGATCTATGGCAAATATAAATTGGCAATACTATCACTGGCACCTTGAGCCAAGTGCTGTATGCACTCTCAAATGTCCAAGATGTCCACGCACCGAACATCCAGAAACTCCTTGGTTAAACTACAACATGGACTTGTCGTTTGTACAGAGTTTCTTGACTGAAGATATGTTAAGAAATCAAGTTCGTCGTATCACCATGTGTGGTGATGTGGGAGATCCAATCTACTGTAAAGAATACATTGACATTTGCCGATACATCAAATCAATCAATCCCAAAATACATATTTTTACCGTCACTAACGGCAGCCATAAAAAACCCGAGTGGTGGGCCGAACTGGGGTCGGTGCTGAATCAATACGACACTGTGAATTTCAGCATCGACGGCTACGATCAAGCAACAAACAATCTGTATCGAGTCAACAGCAATTGGGACAGTATCATCAACGGCATCACAGCCTTACGAAAATCCAATGCTGAAGTGTTTATCAACTGGGCTGCCATTGTTTTTAGTTTTAATCAACATCACATAGACACAATCAAACAGCAGGCAGCAACTCTAGGTCTAGATGGACTACAACTAACAAAAAGTACCAAGTTTGGCAGCAAGTATGGCGAGGCATATCAGGGAAACAATGATTCGCTTGAACCCAATCCTGAGTGGGTCAGTGGCAGTCACAGGTACGAACGTGAGCTGATTGATATTAGCCATCGACAACAACACAATCAAGAATACATACAGCATAATCAACAGATGTATCAAAAAATAAAACAACAATACCAGGGTCAACCCATTGTGCCCATGTGCGAAATTGGCAATCGAGGTCTGTATGTCAATGCAGAGGGTGTTGTATTTCCCTGTAGTTGGACCAGTTTTCCGTATCATAGTTTGAGCAATGACAACAAAACCATACACTGGCAAGACAGTTTCTTTGCACAGTATCGAGACCGCATGAATCTACGTGTTCGAAGTCTAGAAGAAATTGTACAGGATCCTTTGTGGCGATTGTGCAGTCAAGGGTGGACTGATCCAACTAAAACATGGGTCGAGTGTAGTCAAAAGTGCAATCAATCGTTGGTCGATCAAGAATATTCAGTGGGATGGCTCACCAACTAATGCTGTCATTTACTTTTTTAATCGAAGCCGAGCACGGGCAAACACCGCCACAAATTTGTGCTGGATCTGATAATTTTCTATTGCCTGTTGGTCAATCAACCATTGACATCGCTGTCCCAGATGAACAATCTTTGACTTTGGATTTTTACAGCAAGTCCGAATCGGATACTGTGATCAAGGATGGTCAGATTGTAGCCGATACTCAATTTAAGATATTGACTGCATGGTGCGATGGAATACTGTTAGAAAATTGGTTCAACAACATCACTGTTTATCGTCCCAACTATTTTGAAGGATTCTTACAGCATTGCCCCGATGCACCCAAAGAAATCATATCGTCTTATCAATTTAATTTTCCAGGAACCATCAGTTGGTCTTGGCAGGGTAACTTTTGGGACTGGTATTTTGAAAAGAAAAATAGTTATGAAGTCATCAACTTCATTGACCAGGAACCTGATCGTGCATGGAAATTTCGCGGGAGCCTTGATCCTTGTGAAGATCTTGTGCTACAAATAAAGCAGGTTTTAGAATTATGAATCGTTTTGCATTTATCAATATTCCCAGTCAAGAGCTTGAGCGTCCACCGGCAGCGGCTGCGGCATTGAGTTCTTGCATTAGAGCAGTTGGGTGGGATTGCAAAATTTTTGACTTCAATTTATTTTTGCATAAAAATGTCAACACTGAAATTTGGATAGAATTAGAATGCTACTGGAGATGCAAAAGTTTAGAACTGACTCCTGATGCAAGAACACGGTTAGAACAGGTGATAGACCTGTTTATACAAGATGTCATACAATATCAACCAGACATGTTGGGCTTGAGTGTGTTTACCAGAATGAGTGTTATACCAGCTTGGGAACTGTTGCAACACATTAGGCCCAGGATTGATTGTCGAATTGTGATTGGCGGTAACGGTGCGTACTCTTGGCCGGGTGGCTTGCCGGCGTTGGAAAACATAGATAACAAAACCAATAGCTTTAGTGAATTTGCAAAGAATCACAATTTGATTGACCATTACATACACGGCGATGGCGAAGTAGCCATCATGGAATTGCTCAAAGGTAACTTGGACTATGCTGGCATCGATGGAATACCGCCAATACAGATAAAAGACATCACCAGTCTACCATATCCAGACTATCGAGATATAGAACCCACAAATTATTTGTATACACACGAACCTGGAATGTATATTACAGCCAGTAGAGGCTGTGTGAGAAATTGCACTTTTTGTAATGTACCTCAAATCTGGCCCAAATACCAATCAAGAACCGCCGACGATGTTGTAGAAGAAATCATCAGAGGCAAGACCGAATTTGGAGCAAATGTTTTTCAGTTTACCGACAGCCTGCTCAATGGCAATATGAAAACCTGGAGAGAAATAAATCGCAAATTGATCCTGGCCAAAGATGCTGATCCAGCATTGGAATCCGTCAGCTATCTTGGTCAATTTATTTGTCGCACCCGACTGGATCAAACAGAACGCGATTGGGAACTGATGGCACGAGCCGGGGCTGATATTTTGATCACTGGATTTGAAAGTTTTAGTCCTAGTGTGCGTAAACACATGGGCAAACACTACAGCAACGCTGATATAGATTTTCATTTTGCACAAAGTGCAAAACACGGAATCAAAAACGTGTGTTTGATGTTTGTGGGATACCCAACAGAAACTCAACAAGATCACGAATACAATATTGAATTTCTACATAGATATCAAAAATATGCCAAGGCCGGTATCATACACATGGTTCGATGGGGATATACCGGAATGTTCAGTGCTACCAACAAATTTGGTACTGATACACAAGTAAAAATTGTCAATGATCCCGATTTTGCAAACAAACTAAAAAATCTTCCCAAGGGCATCCGAGATATCGCATTGGGTTTTGGTTGGTTAAACGAAATGAATCCAACACTTACACTCAAAGAACGTATTAGACGACGTTTAGAACTGCACGAACTCAGCGTCAAGTTGGGATGGCCGCAGACACGCAGTCGAGAAGAATTACAAATCCTATACAACATTTTGTCAAACTTAAACAAAAACACCATACAGATCGAAGACTTTGAAACACTAGAAACTTTGTTAGATTTCCATTAAAATTACTATGACCACAACAAAGACGATAACTATAATATGTCGTGGATTTATCAAAATACCCCTGTGGACGAGCTGCCAGAAGATTGCGTGGGCTTTGTGTATTTGATAACCAACACGATCTCTGGACGAAAATACATTGGAAAGAAACTGGCCAAATTTGCTAAGACTACCTATCGAATGGTAAAACTCAAGAATGGCACCAAGAAAAAGAAAAAGATTCGCTCAAAGGTCGACTCAGACTGGAGAGATTATTATGGCTCAAATGATCAATTAAACAAAGACGTAGAAACACTAGGCAAACAAAACTTCACCAGAGAAATCATATTTTATTGCAGGTCCAAAGCAGAATGCAGTTACATTGAAGCGCGAGAACAATTCAGACACCAAGTCTTAGAATCACAAGATTACTATAACGGACAGATTTCAGTCCGTGTCCATGGCTCCCACATCAGAGACAAACTCTAATACAAATCAGTAAAGGCTAGCACAGGCTAATGTCGTGTGCCCTAAACCTGGACCTCGGGTCGCAGGGACGGAATCCTCTTCGCTGAAAAGAGTACTCAATCACTATCCTTGACAGGACGAAGATCGCCAATTGCCGCGGTTTGATTGTTTGAAGAAAAAGATAAGGCTAAAAAGACGTGCAAGCGATTGCACAGGTTCGCATATTTCGCTAGTATGTTATATGTAAACTGCCGTTGTAGATAAGAACGCAACTCGAGGTACCGGACAACCGCCTCTGTAATGTTGTAATACTAGTGACTGTTCCGAACTCGGATGAAGCTATCTTTGCCCTGTGCGGGCAAAGTGTGACTGAGGAATCTGGATGAAACTGTTTCGCTTTAGCGTTCAAAGAAAACATGATTGATGAGCGAACAGCGAAATCAATAGATGTACGCAGTACATCTTAAAAGAATGGCATACCTGACTTTTTAGCAGTTTCCATGTTATCTTCGATGATCTTTTCTACGTCTAGGCGTTCTTGATGACTAAGCCCAAGAACATCTGAATAAGTTAATCCCCCACGCATGAACCAACTGATCCGGAGTGCATTGCGTTTCATGGCTTTTGATTCTTTATCGTAGCCGTCCAACAGCTCCACGATACCTTGATCATCAAGACTCAAAAGCCGTTGTCGAAAAAACTTGCGTAGTCAAATTCAATGGGCACTTGATAGCCCTTCTCACATTCTCCACATACAACTCTAGAAGGTGCTAGGCCTGCTTGCTTGTTGAGCTCGTTCAATCGGTCCTGCACAACTTTGACTACACCTGTTTGTGAATTTTCGTAAAACTCGTAGATGTGTTTGGGATTGGTAACAGTATTGGTATGATTGATGGTGATCGATTCGGTGGCTGCAGTCAATACTTCCAATCCAATATTGATCAATTTCTCCATGGCATTGGAAACTTGTACAGCTCTGACATCGGGCTCTATGTCAGCACTTTCCAGAGCCTGTAACATTTTTTGTTCTTCAAAATTTATCTGTTTGCTTCTATTAGCTTCTACGTAGCGTGTGGGTTTGAGTTTGATTGTCAACTCATCTATTTCCACAGGAGTATCGTAGTCAGGACATTGCACCGCGGCCAGGCTATCTCGTAGATCTTGGCTGTGTCTGTTGTCGTGTTGGCAGTGGGGGCATTTGCTGTCGAAATCCATGTTGTGCCCGTAGCTGGCAATACGTATGGCAATCAATATGGCATCCATGTCAATACTGGGCATTTCCCACGCATTTTTGATGCTTGGCACACAACTGGTCATCACATCTGCAACCCCGGAGCCGTTCATGAGTGCATCAGGTGTTTTGAGCGTGATCTCATCTTTGGTGGTCATTGGGTATATTGGCAACTCGCCGTTGACTGGCAAGTCAACAGCACCATCTTTCCACCAACGCCCGTTGCTGGGCAATCGTATGTGAATTGCTGGCTGTCTAAAATACTTCAATAACGGATTGTCTTCGGCTTTTGTATGCATGATTTTGTCCCATAAATAATTGATATAGTGTTATATTTATAGGGTAAAAAATCCATGGCAATAGAAGATAGACTCGACCGGTTAACGGATGCGCTGGAACAATTTATAGATCGTCAACCCGGCGGCAGCGGTATGAGTGTGAGACCCAAAAAAGATTTGTCACAAAATCTTGATGATCCGGCTGCTCGTGAAGCTTTAAGAAAAAACATAGGTGAATACACCAAAGGTCTCAAACAAACCACGTCAGCAACCAAGTCCTTGACTAATGTGTTTGAGGGTGCAAGAGAAGAACTCAACTTTGAGCAAACCAGAGAAAATTTTGATCTGCTGGACAAACAACTTGCAAAAAATATAGACGCGAGAGAAATAGCTGCCATACAAGAGCAGAAAGCAGAAATATTAAAAGCTGTTACTTATAAAACTGGCGTAACTGCGGCTGCAAACTTTGCCGGTGGCATGCTCAAAGCTGCCAACATGATCCTGGATGCCAGTCGTGCATTTGAATTGTCTATACAAAGTGGTGCCAGTGGTGTAGAAGCAGGCACACAAAATCTAATAGCCAGTATACAGGCCAACAAACAGATGGCAGACACACAGGCTGATCTAGTAAAAGATTTATCAGGCGGACTTGGTATGCTGGCCGGAGCCTTTGGCAAATGGGGCAAGATAATTGGCGGTATTGTTACCTTGCTTGGCCCGCTGGTTTCGTCCTTCATGAAGTTTGACAACGATCAGCAGGCCAAGGCTGCAGAACATCGTGCCAAGCTCATGGGTGAAGAGCTGAAGAAAACTGAAGAAAACTACACCAAAATCACAGCCGCTGGCGCAATGTTTGCCAACGGCATGGGCGAAATGCGGGCCCAGGCTGCTAATGCTGGTATGATGCTGAAAGACTTTAGTGGGATGGTCACACAGAGTGTTTCCAGCCTAGCCAACATGGGCATGGGGATAGCACAGGCGGCTCAACGCATCGGCGGAGTCAGTAAAATTCTGCGCTCAAGTGATTTAGGCATGCAACTGCGTAATCTAGGACTCAATGTACAAGAACAAGGAGAAGCAGCCGCGGCTGCGGCCGCAAACTTGAATGCCAGCGGTCGACTACGTAGCATGAGTGATGCACAGGTGGCACAGGTCACTGTGGCCTACACCAAAGACTTAAAAATCTTGCAGGGCATCACCGGAGAAGATGCCAAGAAGAAAATGGAAGAAGCACGAGTGCGAAGCATGGAAGCTGACCTAATGGCGCAGACCTTGGCCAAAGGCGGTCCTGTGGCCATGGAAAAACTGCGTAATCAGTTGGCCACCATGCCCGAGTCTATGAAAAAAGGCTACATGGAATTTGTCAGTACTGGTGGTACTGCTGTAGCCGATGCGGCTACCAATGTGGCTATAGCTCAAAATCCCAAGATCATGGCGCAGTATCAACAGATGTATACCACCTTAGGTGATGGCAGCAAAGATGCCAGCGCGGCCCTGACAGAAACTGGTTCACTAACAGAACAAACTGCCAAGTATGCCAGGGAACACGCTGCCTCGGTCAAAGAAATGGGCTTGGCAGCTCGTGTGGGTGCCAGTGATATTGGTGCGGCCACCATGACCATACACAACGATTTGATCTTGGCCAATCAAAAGTTTACTGAGGGTGTGACAACGGCCACAGCAGAAAATGTTGACAAGTTATCCAAGACTCAAGATCCGCTGACTACGCAGATCAACAAGTTAGAAGAAGAAACAAAACGTGCTGGTGTAGCACTGGAAGAGAGACTAACTCCACAGTTGGCAGCGGCCGCGGCTGCCATGCCGCGTTTCACTGGTGCAATAAAAGATGCCTATGAAGCCTTGGGGCTTTTAGGCGGTAAAAAAGAAGAAAAAGGCACTGGCGAAGTGGTAGGCGAATTAGGTGGCGCTGCGGCTGGTGCGGTAGCGGGAGCTGCCGTTGGTTCAATAGTTCCTATACTTGGTACAGCCATTGGCGGCATTGTTGGTGGATTGCTCGGCGGCTACCTTGGTGAAAAGGGCGGTGGTGCACTTGGTCGATCATATGATAGAGCCTCTAGAGAAAGTCCTACAGGATTTGGACCGGACATTACTACCAACGGCATGAACTTTGGTTCTTTTGCTAGGGGTGGTATAGCAGAAGGTCCAACCACAGGATTTGCTGCCATGTTGCACGGAGTGGAAGCTGTTGTACCCTTGCCCGATGGCAAAGCACTGCCGGTCAATTTGGATCTAGGTAATTCATCTTTGTTGGCCAGCATTGGTAAACTCACTGCTGATTCTGTTGCTACCAACAACACACCAAACAAATTGTCAGAAGATACTGCTGCCATGATACGACAGCTAACTGATACCATTGCAGTATACAATCGAAATACTGGCAATGATGCATCAAGCAAGGCCCTGGAAGACATGGCCAGTTTGATGAAGTCCCAACTGGACAAGCACGATGAAATGATCAGCCATCTCAAAGAAACTGTGGACATCAATCAACGATTACTAAATCAAAGCTATGCTTGATCCTCGGTAAATACACTACAGAGGAATTTATACAATGAGCTGGAAGAAGTACTTTAAGTCTGCAAACTTGCCCACCAATATCAGCCCCATGGGCAGTGGCAATCGTATGCCTGATCCTGGCTATCGCAACTATCAAAGCAATCTTCCAGAAGTGTACATTGGTCATCCCAACCGTGTTGAACGTTACAATCAATACGAACAAATGGACATGGACTCAGAAGTCAATGCTGCCTTGGATATTCTAGCTGAGTTTATGACACAGCGTAACGATGACAACAACACAGCATTTGATATCAAATTTCATGACAAGCCCACGGACAACGAAGTCAAGATCATCAAAGAACAACTACAGCAATGGGTCAACTTGAATGAACTCAACGAACGCATATTCAAGATAGTACGCAACACCATCAAGTACGGTGATCAAGTGTTTATACGTGATCCAGAAACATTCAAGATGTTTTGGACAGACATGCCCAAGGTCACCAAAGTCATTGTTAACGAAGCCGAAGGCAAAAAGCCTGAGCAGTATGTGATCAAAGACATCAACCCCAATTTTCAAAATCTAACAGTGACCGCAGTGGCAGCCACTGACACCTACATCAATCATCCGCAAACAGGTGGACCATCGGGCAGTTATGTACAGCCCAAGACTCCCTATGCTGGTGGATCGCGTTTTGCTCATGCACAAAACGAAGCAGTGATCAATGCCGAACACGTGATACACATGAGCCTGACAGAAGGCTTGGATGTGTATTGGCCATTTGGTAATAGTGTGTTGGAAAACGTGTTCAAGGTGTTCAAGCAAAAAGAATTGCTGGAAGACGCCATCATCATCTATCGTGTGCAACGTGCGCCGGAACGCAGAATCTTCAAGATTGATGTGGGCAACATGCCGTCACATATGGCCATGGCTTTTGTGGAACGCATCAAGAATGAAATTTGGCAACGTCGTATTCCTACACAAACTGGCGGCGGCGCCAACATGATGGATGCCACATACAATCCACTCAGTACCAACGAAGACTATTTCTTCCCTGTCACAGCCGACGGCCGCGGAAGCAGTGTAGATACACTGGCGGGTGGTACTAATCTAGGCGAAATTACAGATTTGAAGTTCTTTACCAACAAGTTGTTCCGTGGTCTGCGTATTCCTGCCAGCTACCTACCCACAGGCCTGGACGACGGTACACAAGCAGTCAGCGACGGCAAAGTGGGCACAGCCTTGATACAAGAATGGCGTTTTAATCAGTACTGCAAACGTCTACAGCGCATGATTGTTACCAAGTTAAACAGCGAATTCAAGTTGTTCATGCGCTGGCGCGGTATCAACATTGACAGTCAGCTATTTGATATTGAGTTCACAGAGCCGCAGAACTTTGCACAGTATCGTCAGGCCGAAATTGATGCCGCACGTATTGCCACATTTACCAATCTTGAACAGATTCCTTATCTGAGCAAACGTTTCTTAATGACTCGCTACCTGGGTCTAAGCGAAATGGAAATGAAAGAAAACGAAATCATGTGGAAAGAAGAACAGGGCAAATCCGAGGAATCTGCGGCCGAAGCCGCAAGCCTACGCAGTGTTGGCATCACTCCCGGCGGCATTGCTGGTGATTTGGAAAATGTTACGCCTGATCCTGGCATGGAACCCGGTGCCGAAGCTGGTGCACCTGCAGGTGCAGGCGTCGCCAATGCCGGAGGCGCAATGCCCGCAGGTGGTGCAGGCAGCGTGGGTGGACCTGGTCCTGCCGGCGCAGTTGTATAAATAATCTTATGTTTATCACTGAACTTTACGATCAAATTCCTGAACTATATCATTCTGAAAAGGATGACAATAGCACCATGAAATTGAAAGATCTACGCAAAACTAGGCTTACTCTTGGACACCTGAACAAGCTGAGAATGGCCAACGATATACGTAAATTTGAAAAAGAAGAAGAAGTAAAAAGTCTACAGGATCAGTACAAAGCTCCTGCAGCCGAGCCTGGTGCAATGCCGGGTCTGTAATATTCTTGTAAAACTCCTCAAAAACACCCATTTAACGCAGAAATGTACGCAGTTTTGTAAATAGTTTACAAAGCTACTATTTTTAAGGAGTTCTTATGAACAAGTATGAAAAGCTAATTGAACACATCATCAACGATGAAGAAGGTAAAGCTCGCGCTTTATTCCATGAAATTGTCGTTGAGAAGAGTCGCGACATCTACGAAAGTCTCATGGACGAAGAGCAATTTGGTGAGCAAATGGGCGGAAACCAAGTTGACGGCATGATGGACGAAATCACACAAGACGAACACGGTCTACCCGAAGACGAAGAAATGGACATGGATCATGGCGAAGAACCCATTGATGGCGACATGGGCATGGACGACGAAATGGGTATGGACAGCATGGGCGACGAAGGCAGCATCGAAGACAAAGTAATGGACTTGGAAGCTGACTTGGAAGCTCTTAAAGCTGAATTTGCACAGTTGATGGGCGACGAGCACGGTGAAGAGCACGGCGAACCTGACGCAGACAACATGGGTGGCCCTAGCGACCACGATGCTGACAATGCAGGCGACGAAGACGAATTTGCAATGGAAGCCAAGGACGAAGACGACGAAGAAGAGTCTTTGGAAGAAGCCAAAGAAGAGGATGACGACGAAGAAGACGACGAAGAAGAGTCTATGGAAGAGTCACGCAACTATCGTAAAAGCGAAATTGACTTGATGCGCGAATACGTAGAAAAAGTCAGTACTCCAGCCAACTCTGAAGGTCAAGAAATTGGTAAAGGCGGCAGCGTAGCTGTTAACAAAAGAAGCCTAGATCAAAACAAAAACGACATGGGCGGTACAAATGCTAATATGACCAAAGGTGGCATGGAGCAAAACCCAGATGGCAAGCAATATAAAGCACCAAGCAATGAGTATACCAAAGGTCAAGGCACACTAAAAGGTGCTGAGAAGAATGTAAACCAACCTGGTGGTAACAAGGGTGCCCAAGACTTTTATAATACAAAAGCAAGTGCCAAGAAGCCTGAAGGCAGTACTACAGACGGTTCAGTTTCTGTAGACAAGAACAGCATTCTTAAGCACATCAAGTAATAGGTAAAATAATGGCTTTGTACCTAAAAGAGAATCTTACTTTCGACCGCGCACAGATGGTTGTTGAATCTGCTGGCGATGGTAAGAATCTATATATGAAAGGGATATTCATAGAAGGTGGTGTCAAAAACGCTAACCAACGTGTGTATCCCGTTCACGAAATTGAAAAAGCTGTTGGTACTATTAATGAACAAGTCAAAAACGGTAACAGTGTTTTAGGCGAAGTTGACCATCCAGATGATCTCAAGATCAACTTAGATCGTGTGAGTCATATGATTGAACAAATGTGGATGGACGGTCCTTGCGGATTTGGTAAACTCAAAATTTTACCAACACCAATGGGCAAACTGGTTGAAGCAATGGTTACATCTGGTGTGAAACTTGGTGTTAGCAGCCGCGGTAGTGGTAATGTTAACGAAAGCAACGGCCACGTCAGTGACTTTGAAATTATTACGGTAGACATTGTGGCACAACCCAGTGCTCCACATGCTTACCCCAAGGCCATCTATGAAGGCCTAATGAATATGCGTGGCGGATCTCAAATATTTGAGATGGCGAGAGACGCAACCACCGATCAACGAGTGCAGAAGCACCTACAGCAGGCAATGGTGGGCCTGATCAAAGACTTAAAATTAAAGGGAGATATCTAATGTTAGATGCTATCAAACCATTGTTAGACAGTGGCATCATGAACGAATCTACCAAACAAGCCATCAGTGAAGCTTGGGAAACCAAACTAACTGAAGCACGTGAACAAGTACGTGCTGAGCTTCGTGAGGAATTTGCTCAACGCTACCAGCACGACAAACAAGTAATGGTTGAAGCTCTTGACAAGATGGTAACTGAGTCTCTGACTGCTGAACTAAGTGAGTTCGCAACAGAGAAACAAGCTCTTGCTGAAGATCGTGTGAAATTCAAAATGCACATGACCGAAAGCGCACAAAAGTTCAATGGTTTTCTAGTCAGCAAGCTGGCCGAAGAAATCAAAGAACTACGTGAAGATCGTAAGGTATATGAGAACAGCATCAGCAAACTTGAAAAGTTTGTTATCCGTGCTCTAGCCGAAGAGATCAAAGAATTTGAACAAGACAAACAAGCAGTGGTTGAAACCAAAGTTCGACTGATTGCTGGCGCCAAGCAGAAACTTGGTGAACTACAACAGCAATTTATTGCTCGTAGTAGTGGTCTAGTTAAAGAAGCAGTTGCTAAGAATCTTGAAAAAGAGTTGACACAACTCAAAGAAGACATCCAAATGGCTCGCGAGAACATGTTTGGTCGTCGTTTATTTGAAGCTTTCGCCAGCGAATTTACTGTTACTCACTTGAATGAGAACAAAGAAATCGCTAAATTGCGTTCCACAATCGCTGAACAGAACAAACAACTACGTAAAGCAATTTCCGTTGTTGAATCCAAGCAGGCCATTGTTGAAAGCAAAGAAAAAGAAATCCGTATTATTAAAGAGTCAGCAGACCGTAAGCACACAATGTCTACACTGCTGAAGCCTTTGAATAAAGAGAAAGCCGCTGTAATGAGCGAACTTCTCGAATCAGTGCAGACCGAAAAGTTACAGTCCGCATTTGATAAGTATCTACCAGCCGTTTTGAACAACAGTGGTGTCAAGCAGTCTAACAAGACCACATTGACAGAATCTGTAAGCGAAGTGACCGGAGATAAAACTGCTAAAAAACCCGCAGTAGAACAACAGGCAGATACAAATGTCGTTGAACTAAAGCGTTTAGCAGGGCTTAAATAAGTAACTAACCTCATAAGGAAAAAGAGAAATGACACAAGCACTATTAGAGAGCCGTTGGGGCGAGACCAAAGAAGCCCTGTTAGAAGGCCTAAACGGTTCTAAAAGAACCACAATGGGTGTGATCCTAGAGAACACCCGCAAGCACTTGGCAGAAAACGCCACAATTGGCGCTACTGCTTCTAGCAATGTTGCAACATTAAACCGCGTGATTCTACCAGTAATCCGTCGTGTGATGCCTACAGTTATTGCTAACGAAATCGTTGGTGTACAACCAATGACTGGTCCAGTTGCACAAATCCACACACTACGTGTTCGCTATGCTGACACAGTAAGTGCTGGCGTAAATGGCGCAACAGCTGGTGACGAAGCACTAAGCCCATTCCGTATTGCTACAGCATATTCGGGTTCGGGTGGCGTTGCTCCAACTAGCACAGCTACACTTGAAGGTGTGCCAGGCAACCGTATCAATGTTCAAATCTTGAAACAAGTTGTCGAAGCCAAGACTCGCAAGTTGTCAGCACGTTGGACATTTGAAGCTGCTCAAGACGCACAAGCCATGCACGGCCTGGACGTTGAAGCAGAAATCATGGCTGCACTAGCACAAGAGATCACAGTTGAGATCGATCAAGAAATTCTTGGTTCTCTACGTGCTCTATCTGCTACTGAGTACACATACAACCAAGCTACCGTATCTGGTACAGCTACATTCGTTGGTGACGAACACGCCGCTTTGGCAGTTCTTATCAACCGTGCCGCTAACTTGATCGCACAACGTACACGTCGTGGCGCAGGTAACTGGGCAGTTGTAAGTTCAGCAGCCTTGACTGTTCTTCAGTCAGCTACTACTTCAGCTTTTGCACGTACCACAGAAGGTACATTCGAAGCTCCTACAAACACCAAGTTTGTTGGTACACTAAACGGCGCAATGCGTATCTATGTTGATAGCTATGCAAGCGACACAACCGCAGTCCTAGTTGGCTACAAAGGTTCATCAGAGGCAGATGCAGCCGCATTCTATTGCCCATATGTTCCATTGATGTCTTCTGGTGTTGTTCTAGATCCTAACACATTCGAACCAGTAGTTGGTTTCATGACACGTTATGGATACGTAGAATTGACCAACACAGCATCGTCTCTAGGCAATGCTGGTGACTACCTGGCTGAAATTGCAGTAAGCAATTTGAGCTTCCAGTAATCACAAGGGTTACGCAAGTAAACAAAAAGGCTCTTCGGAGCCTTTTTTGTTGGCTAAGTAAAGATATGCACATTTATTTTGATTTTGCAAAACAGACATTGAATCAGGCCAGTCCTTTGATAGCCGCCTGGGCAGAACAAAATCATATTGGCTTGTTTGATTTTGATTGTTGCATGTTTGCAGACAATGTCGAGGAAATTACAAGCCAACATATGAAGTGGGTAACTGACAATTATTCGTCCATGGCTGTGGTAGAAATGCACCCGTATATGAACAATTATGATCGATATGTGGAAAGGACAGAGATGATTCAAGGCATGGCAACACAATTGAATTTGCCCTTGACCTACTGGACCACCAGGTATCAGTACTGGAACGAAGACATTCCAGATAAAACATTTTTTCCTGGATGGTATTTTGTTTTGAGAAATCATGCCAAGACCAAGGGGTATGAAAATTACAAGTTTCCGCTCACTAGAAATTACACTTTTAGTTGTTGCAACATGAGCAATCTAAGAAAAGAAAAGATTTACAACTATATCGAATGCTTTCGCCGAAAAAGGTCTGATTGGTATCTTACCATTTATGATCATCCTCATGCAGCCATTAGCAAAAAAGACATAAGTGAAGTTTGCACGTTACCGCAAGAACACATTGACATATGGAACTCGTCTATCAAACACACAATACCAGAATATCAGTACGATTTGCAAAACGAAGAAATCTTATGTGCTCATAGCACAATTTTTCCAGGTCACACAGATGCTTACTGTAATTTGGTCATGGAACACACCATGGAATTTGAATGTCTCAGCGAAAAAAGTTTTAAACCTTTTATTACTGAACAAATTCCAGTTTACGTCGCCTCAGTTGGTGCCGCACAGGCCATTTCAATGTTGGGTTTTGATATTTTTTATAATTTTATTGATCATAACAAGTACGACTTTGTTACCAGTGGTTTTGCTAAGAATCAAGGAAACTATGATAATTTTACTCATAGAATTGTTGCAGTACATCAAACAATTGATGAACTGTACAGAACTGATTTCCGTAGATTTATGAATCAATCAAATGTTATAGAACGTAAACTCAAAAACAAACAACACTTTTACAGTGATGCCATTGATCATATGACCATTCGACATCTTGATCGTTTGATCAAAAGATAAGCGGCCGAAGCCGCTTACCAGTCTTTTCAAGATTGCTGTATGTCTAAGTACAACAAGTGTTATTATATACAACTTGACAATAAAAAGCAACGGTAAAGGTAAATATACTTGTCCGCTCACATCAGGTGAGTTTATGCGGAACCCCAACCGCGTATGGCCTAGAACGCCAGACATTACAATCCACACATAGGAGAAATAAAATGGGACGTCCTCTACCAAGTAGATTTTTTGGAAATAGAAACACCGGCAGCGCCAGCACCACAGCAGATGATGGTCTAAGCGGCGAAGGTGTAGAAAGCATCAGTACAGGTACTGTAGGTAGCTTTAGTGTCAATAACACATACAAAAACTTTCCTAACTTAGTTATTCCTGCGCCCGATCTGCCAACTGGTGTACAAGCAGTGGCTGATGTAGTATTTGAATTAGACACAGTCACATTTGCAAGCGGTGGCCAAACCAATGCTGACTATGTAGCAGGTCTTTCAACAGGTATTACCGGCATGGGCGGTGGCGCAGTTATTCGTATTGTTGAAACAGCAAGCAAAGTCACATCAGTTGACCTAGTTGGCGGCAACCGCGGTGAATTCCGTCGCGGTGATTTTGACGGCACTGGTATTACCACACATCAAGTACTACAAGCACCTAATGCTGGTACAGACTTACAAATTACAGCAACATACCGTGTAAAAAGCATTACAATGACAGAAAAAGGTTCAGGCTATACATCAACACCTTCTTTGTCATGGAATGGACATACATTTACTACACAAACAGCACCAAGTGCTCAAACAGTCACAATGACAACTCCAGATGGCACGCCCAACAGCGGTTACGACTTTGCTACCATTAAAGTTACTGCACAAACCACTTCCGGTGGCAGTGCATTAACCGGCGACATTGTTGCACAAAAAGGCAGCCGTCGTTATCGTGTTGCCACCACAGACGGCACAGCAGTGTGTAGTCTAGTGGCAGGTTCGCCAGCAGTGAACCAAATGAGTTTGATTGCCACTGACTATTCGGGCAACACCTACTATGTGACCAAGTTGACACGTCACCGTGTTCTGCTTACACAAAACACAGGCTCCAGCTATGAATTTGTCACTGGTAGTTCAGCAGCCTGGACTCTGGATAGTTTGGTTGCAGGCGACACAGGCATCACTGTACAACTTGCTAATAACTAATCCAAACATTGGTAAAAAAATAGCGGCTGAGGCCGCTATTTTTTTGGTTTCCGCATTATTCTATAGTGCATAAATATAAACAAACAGGACCAAAACAATGAGCGTCACCAAAAAAGTCAACGGCAATTACAATATAGAAACCTTTACAGATCCTCTGGCCAATGTGGTTATATCTACTCATACCGTTTTTATTGATGGTAATCTGCAGGTGGGCGGAGATAGTCAGACTATTACACAGACCAATACTGATATCACTGACAACATCATCACCTTGAACAAGGGCGAAACTGGTCCTGGGGTAACAGTGGCCAGCGGATCTGCAGGTCTACAAGTAGATCGAGGCAATGTTTATCAACCGGTCCTGCGCTGGTACGAACCAGAACTGCGTTGGCAGATCACCAACAATGGCAGCACCTATGGCAATATTGCTACCACTACCGGTGCCAGCGGTGCCAGTGTTGCTGACGACACAGCACCTGCCTTGGGCGGCAACTTGGATACTCGTTCATACACAATCTACAGTTCAACGCAGGCCAATGTGACTGTAGACACCAATCTTGCAATTCGCACTACCTCAGTGGCTCCCACAGCAGTGACAGGCTACAACATCATATACTCACAAACACCCAGCGGTGGTGGATCAGGCCTGTATGTTACTACCCCCACACAAGTGGAACAAGAACTGGCAACCAAACGTGCCGCAATCAAATACAGTATTATTTTTGGATAAGGATTTTTAAATGGCAATTAATAACACACGATTAACCGGCGGTGCCGCATCTAGTATATACACTAGCTCCAACAGCTCGGCAATAACAACTCTTTATTTGTGCAACACCACTGGTGCCACAGTGACCTGTAATGTATATGTTGTCCCAAGCGGTGGAGTTGCAAGTGCAAATAATGCAATATATGTTAATCATAGTATAGCGGCTCAAGTTACATATATTATAGATTCTGAAAAATTAATTTTAGAAAATGGAGATACCATACAGGCCAACTGCTCTGCGGCAGACAGTGTGACAGCCACAATAAGTTCGATTGGAATCTAACAATGGGACGTTCATCTAAAAATCCAGATATTGCACGTAGTGGTAGCCTTGGTGTTAGACTTCCTATCAGCACCACTGCACTGAGCGATGCACCACTGGATGGTGTTATTAGATTCAATGAAACCAACAGTAAAATTGAATTTTACTACGGTGCCCAATGGAACCAAGTGGCCAAGATTGGCAATGTCACCATTGTGAAAGATACATTTACCACAGTTGACGCACAGACCACTTACGGTCCAATGACTTATACATAT